GAGCGCATAGCTGAAGATTTTTCCAACGTGCCCTTTGGCATATCACAACTACCCAGTCAGAGTGCCATGATAGGTACGGTGCCCAAAACCGTACACAACAACTCGGAGATCATATCCAAGATCGTCCCGAGCACAATTTCAAAATTTCTTGAGAAGGACATTCCATCTAAGAAAGCCCCTGGTATCACCAGACTCAACGACCCAAGGAACAACAAGTTCATAGAACCAGTTATTAAGGGTGTGACTAAGTATCTGAGTGAACCCGCCTGCCCTCACAAGGATGACATAGCGATAGCAGTTGATCATCTTTTCTCGCGCCAAGAGCACATGGAGGGGGATGCAGGAAAAAGAATCCTATCCATTGAGGAAGCACTCAATGGTATGGAGAGAACAAACATTGAGTCCATTGACCGCACTACTAGCCCAGGTATTCCCTGGCAAAAAGAGTATGGCGGCCAAGGTAAAGGGAGAATCATTACTGAGCATCCCTACACCTTTAAGGACGAGAAAGTGAAGAACGCAGTTCTAGAAAGAATCGATGCGTACTCACGAGACGAGAGCGTACCAACCCTTACGAACACATTTGCTAAAGATGAGTTGAGGGGCCACGCTAAAGTAGAAAATGTGGACACACGAGTTATCGAGTGTCTACCTATGGATATGATGCTAACAACCAGAATGTATTTTGGAGCATGGATATCCATGATATTCAAAAACAATGATAAGTTATCATGCCAAGGAGGTATGGACCCATGCAGTAGAGCTTGGGGCAATACGATGTCCAGACTTCGCGAGGCAGGAACTAAGTTTATCGCCGGAGATTTTAAGAATTTCGACGGTAAACCATCTCAAACCATGATTATGGCCATTACAGATATGGTCAACAGATGGTACAACGACGGAGAGATCAACGCCACGATCCGCCGCCGGATTGTTTTTGATTCCATCGATAGAATCACCGTTGCTTCCGGTGTTTATCTACGACTAGACCATGGCATCCCTTCCGGGTTTGCCTTGACTATGACATTCAACTCACAACTAAATGACTTATACAAGTGTTTGGCTTGGATGAACGTTATGCCAGTTGGTTTCAAAGATCTATCTATCATGGAACACAACACAAGAGCTATCACTCTTGGTGACGACCACGTCATCAGTGTGACAGACCAGTTTGCAGAGTATTTCAATGTGCAAACTTTTGGCGATTACTTAGCTTCTGTAGGTGTTATTTACACTGACGCCAATAAAATACACTACAAAGAAGCACCCAAGTACGTTTCGGAGCAAGAAGCATCTTTTCTGAAGCGTACCTGGCGGCCCCATCCGCAGAGCCCCAATCTGCTGATGGCACCGCTCGACCAAGATACGATTAAGGAACGTGTCCATTGGATCAAGAAAGGATCCCGAGTCCCTGGTAAGAACCATGAACAACTCGTAGAAAATGTGACCATGTCCCTTAGGGAGATGACTCTACACGGAGAAGAAGAATTTAATAGCTTCAAGTCCGCAGTAAAGTCAGCCTGGATTGCTGCCGGACATTCATCGTATTCATTCCCTGCTGTTTCATACAAAAATGAAATGGCGACCCTAGCAGAACTACTCAGATTTGGGTATGTTTCTAAGTTGGGGCAAGTATC